GTACTCACCCTTGATCTCCTGTCCATCAGGTAGCTTGAGTGTGACAGCATCATTGTCTTTAAACTCAGCACCTGCTGCACGTAGTAACCCTTTGAACACAGCTTCAACTAGATCACCTAGTATCATGTTCATCAGGAAGTGTGGAGGTAAAGGTAGCTTATCTTCAGGGTCGTTCTTCTCAAACCACAACTGACACTTAGGTTTACCTATGTTAGACATACGTAGTCTGAACGCATCGCGTGGCGGTGAATTAAACTGCTTGTTCATAGCAGCCTTAACATCGGAGGCAACCTGTGCGGCTACCTCCTCTGTCATTGTAGCTTCACCCTTCATGGCCTTTTGCAGATAGCTAAAGACTTGTAGTTCAGCAGGGTGGTTCATTAGTCAGCCACCTCCACAAAGTCATTGTCAATTATTGCATCAACAAGTTTTGCATCTTCAGCATCATTACCTTTGACACGATCATGGTGTAGGTCTAGTATCTTACCGTTGCTGTAAGAGATAAGTTCTACAAAGTCTTTTACTATAGAATGCTCTTCACTTACAAAGTCAACATGTTCACCCCTAGATGCTACAATCTTACCAAACTTTGCACCAGTAGGTATACTATCTTCAATCCCTTCTAATTTAATTTTCTCCACAACAGGAGGTGACTTGTATTCCTTCTTTACTGCAGCAATAACACCATTGATACTCTTCAAGCTATCACGATTTTTAACATCCATAACAAACGGTATGTCTTCAGTTGATGTAACTGGTTCACCTTTATTATTCGTAGGGTTATCAAGTGTGACTGTACCATAGAATATCACGACACGCTTGACTGAACGAATAACCTGCTTAACAGCATCATCCAAAGCATTAAAGTTTTCGATGTAACCTGATGGTCTTCCTAAATTAAAACCACCAATGCTATCCTTCAAGTCTCCGTTTAATGATTCAGACATAACAGACTTTTCCATCTCTTCTGTTTCACTATTCCAACGTTGCCATTGGCTACGCTGAACGAACACACGAATGGTTACACCTGTGCTATAGACAATGTTATCACCAGTCTTGAGGGTGAATGCACCTACAGGTACTACCTCTGTCTTTATCATCTTACCATTAAGATCTACCTCACCCATGATGGGTTGGTGTATCATACCTAGTCTTGATATTGATGGTAACAAGTCAGCATTACTTGTCTTAGCAGGAGAAAATCCCATAAGCTCTGTCATAGACTTACCACTATCATTTATTACTTCTAGTTCATTACTCATTCTATATCCTTTTTTTATAGAGTCAAAGAGATCTTAGTTATACACTATACATCAACTGTGTCAAGCCAATTTTTACCTATCTTTGCTTCTAAAAGCATAGGTACATTCATATCTATTCCATATGTCTCCTCTATTATTTTGTTTAAATCCTGGTTCATAGTCCACACCATTGACAATACTAAGTCTTTCTCGTCAGGGTGTACGTCAACCACCATAGAATCGTGTACAGTATTGACTAAACACGACTTCATATGTCGCAAACGTTCATGCATCTCATTCAACACCACTGGTACTACGTCACCTGTAGCAAAGCCTTGCACTGGGTAGTTCTTTATCATAGTGAAGTGAGTTGGTATACCACTGTGACGTCTTGTCACATCAGGGAAAGCGTATTGTCTACCTGATATGTTTGTTATCTTGAGGAAGCGTAGTGCCTCATCAGCTAGGTTACTGTGCCAGTTGGCTATCCCTTTGTACTTATCATTGAAGTGCTTGTAGTACGTAGCCTCTGCTTTTGTACGTCCGTAACCGCTTGCTCCAAAGAGTGGTGCGAACGTGTGTTCTTTAGCTGCTTGACGTGTTGTTGGTTGCCCTGCATCAGTAATAACTTTTGCTGTGTAAGCATGTACATCGAAGCCAGTTGAAATTTCTTGCATCGCTGTTTCATCCTGTGCCAAGAACGCTGCTGTCCTAAATTCGAGTTGTGCAAAGTCTGCCTCCATAATTAATCCGTTGTCAAATCTTGATACAAATACTTTCTTTACTGGGAATGTACCTCCTCTTGGCATGTTCTGCATGTTGGGATTTCTACCACTGAACCGTCCTGTAGCTGTGATGTGTTGGGTGAGTCCAACGTGCAGGAATCCATTTTGTTTTGTGTATGTTCGTATTCCGTTGACAAAAGCAGATAGATAAGAAGAGATAGCATTGTGACGTTTAAGATCAGAAAGGAAACTAATAGCTTCGTCCATTCTATTTTGTTTAGCAGTTGAAGATAGTACATCTAACTCATCCTTCCCTGTGTTAAATCCATTGGCACTGACCCACTTCTTGCTTGGTGCAGTAAAGCGTAGCCCTGCTACTTGTTCTCTGTTCTTTAGTTTGTACCCTTGTGCATCACAATCCTTGCATCTATTAGCTCTTGCAAACTTTGTTCCATCTTTCTTAGTTCTGAATACCTTACCCTGCCCTTCGCAACTTGTGCAGGTGTAAGCCGTTGTCCTGTAGATCGGTGAGGAGTTGGCTGCAACGGCATCCTTAAACTCTTCTTGTGTTTGTGTGAACTCGAAGAGATCAGCCCATTCCTTCTTGTCATGTACCCTTCTGCTGAAGAGGACTTGCGACTTCTGTTCAGGTGACCGAAGGTTAATCGGAGTGTCGCCCATAAGTTCCCTGACTTTCTTTTGCAGACGTGTTTCGATCTCAGCTTTCTCATGCTCATACTCCTTTGCTACTCGTTCCAACTCTTGAAGATCGACTTTGAATCCAGCCATATAGATTTCTGTAAGGGTCTTGCAGGTGTTGAAGGTAACTCTCTTGACTGTACTAAGGGAAGATGCTTCGGGAAGTAAAAAGTCTCGCTCTTGGGCGTGGAACAACTCGCAAGTAGTAAGCAAGTCATACTTGAGATAATCACAAAGCTCCTCATAAGGTATTTCATTTGTGTTCTTTCCTTCCTTAAAGTATTTCTTTAGTGTGTCTTGCTTCTTAAATGTTAACTGCCTACGTTCCGCACAAGCCTCAAGGCTTAGTCCTCTTCTCTGTCCACGATCTAGTATATACTCACCAAGCATAGTGTCATAGATGGCACCATCATACTTGAACCCACACTCCCATAGCCACATCAAGTCGTGCTGTGCGTTGTGCATTATCAGTAGCTTGGTATTGTCTAGTGTCCACTGTATCTCTAGTCTTTCAAATCCTATATCATCTTTTGATTCGTTATGATCTAGTGTTCTGATAGAGAGAGTAGCTTCAGGATCATCGGCATCAAGATAGCCTACCTGTACTAGATAGTTGTCAGGTTCAAACGGATCTAGGTGTAACTTATCGTCACGCTTTGTTGTCGTATTCTCTACGTCTAACACCAACCTCATGCTGAATACACTGATCTGGAACCGTCAAGCACACAAGTAATCTTACCTTGGAAGCCATTGAGTTTGTTCTTTGCTATGTTTAAGTATCTTATAGGATCATCCTCTTCTCCTTCTGCTTGTTGTGTCTTACCTATTAGTACCATGAGGTCAGCCTCTGCTGCCTTGCCTGTCTTACTACCTTCCATCATAGCTTGGTTCAGGTCAGCCCTGCCCTCTGCTTCTGCTGATAGCTGAGACATCCATATCACAGCACAGTCATACTGCTTGGCTATGTTACGTGCATGAATAGCTGCTGCCTTGAGTGTTATGTCTGATCGTTCTGACCTTATGTCGGCAAACTTGTCGCCCATATCCAGGATAAGTATATCAGGACGTTCATACTTTACCACTGACTCAACCCAGTCCATACCCTTACCTGTGCTGTCCTTGAACTGTATGTTCTCTGACACAGGGTGGTATCTCTTGTTAGCCAGTGCTTTGTTGGTACGTACCTCAGTCATTGTCATGTTGGATGAGGCACTAATGTATCGTGCAGCTACACGTGTGTAAGCTTCCTCATTGCACAGCACTGTAACCTTTGCACCTTGTTGTGCGAAGCCACCGTCTGCTGCTACAAGTGAGGCGTGAAAGCTAGTCTTACCAGTATTAGGACGAGCGCCAACCAAGATAAGATGACCACCACTGATACCCTCCACCCTACGAGCCAGACTGGATATGTTAAACTTCCATTTCGATTCAAGTGCCGTTGCATCAAGGATAGTATCAAGACTATGATCATCCCACTCGACACGAAGATTTGGAGTAAAGTCATCTTTGTATTCCTCTAGTAGTTGACGTAAAGGTTCAAGGCTATTCTCTGCACCATTCACAAAGTCAAAGCCAAGGTTAGCTACAAGGTCACCAACGTGCTGCTGAAACAACTGAGACAATGTGTCCTCTGCTATCTCACCTTTGATAGGTTCAGCTATCTCAATACGCTTGAAGAGATCTTCATAAGCAGTACGTGTAGCGGTGGTCATGCTTGCATTGATACGGTTGAACACAGCCTGT